CATAAAGTACCGCCTTTTGCGTATCCTTACGTTCCTTTTCCGTTCCCAACCTGTCCACCTCCTTCTTTTTATGCTATTGTACCATGAAATAGAAAATCTGTACACAGATGAAAACAACAAATCCAGAGGAAGATTATTCCTGATCCTTTGCGGCAGCAATGGTGTCAAATAAGTCAAGAAGTTCCTCTTTCGTATAGTGTTCTTTATCGCTGGCTTTCACGATCAGCCGCAAATCATAAAGCATGGCCTTTTGTGTATCCTTACGTTCCTTTTCCGTTCCCAACCTGTCCACCTCCTTCTTTTTATGCTATTGTACCATGAAATAGAAAATCTGTACACAGATAAAAATAACAAATCCATAGGACAAAGTTTGACAGGAGGCTATATACACATATTTTCGGGAGTGAAATAAACAAATGAGTATAGATGCTGCACTGCTGGATTACAGCGCGGAACTTATCACAGAAAGCGGCGCAGTCTACCGGCTGGATAATGCTTTGCTTTCCCTCTCATGGGAGGAGCAGGAAGGGCAGCTCGCGCAAAAGGCTATGCTTACGATTGTAAATGCGGCAATCGGCTCCAAATGGATCATGTCCTATGCAAAAATTAACTGCATGATCCGGATTTACGGCATGTGGGGCGCAGGGCGGCAGCTGTTATTTGAGGGGTATATCTGGGAGTGGCAGTATGTCAGCGAATCCAATAAAGAGTTTTCCATTACGGCATATGACCCCTTGATCCGTTTGCAGCAGAGCAAGGACTTCAAATATTTTTCCGCAGGACTGACGACTCCGGCGCTTCTTGAAAGCATCTGTTCCGACTGGGGGATCACACTTGATTATCAGTGGAGCAAACAAATCACCCATCAGAAAAAGGTGTTTAATGGCGAAACCATCAGCGATATGATTATCAAAACACTTGATGAAGTGCGGCAGCAGACCGGTGAAAAATATGTGCTGATGTTCAAAGAAGGAAAACTGCTGATTGATGATTACGATAAAAACAGTGATGTTTATAAATTTACATTTGAAAACACAATCAGCACGACGGACCGGCTTTCCATCAGCAATCTTGTGACCAAGGTAAAAATCATAGGCAAAGCCGATGATGCCGGACGTTCGAGCGTGGATACGGTAGAAGACGGTGACCAACAGTATGGCGTGCTTCAGGAAATTGTAAAGCATGAAAACAAGAAGGACCTTGGCGATGCAAAAGCGGAAGCACAAACCATTTTGAAGGAGCGCGGCAAACCGGCCGAGACGATATCGGTCAACACGCCTGACCTTCCGTTCCAGGGCAACAGCATTTACTTTCCGGAAATTACCATATGCAGTACGTTGGGACTTAAAGCGGCCATATAGCGCTTTTTCGTGAGACTGATACGCTTTCCGAGATCCACAGTCTTGATGAGACTAAGCGCGGTTTTTCGGAGTACATTCATATTCAGTGGCGAATTGTCCTTGCGTGCGCGGGAACTGTCCTCACCAAAAATTACATCCAAGCACCAATGCAGCTGGTTTTCAATCGACCAATGACCACGAATCAGGGCGCAGAATTGCTCCGGCGTTTTGTCCAGACTACTGATATAAAAACGTTCAAAAGAGGTCTTTCCAGTCTCGGTTGTTACTTCGCGCTGAACCCGAACAAAGCTCGTGAGCCCTTTCCACAGACTCTTATCCTGAAACCAATCGCAGGGAGCCACGGTTACCGTTCTCTTTTCAACGCGCCCATGTTCTTTCTCCATCGGACTGGTCCAGCTGGCAGTTCTGCCTTTTTCCTCCTGATTTTGCGGCAAATCGTCAAAATATGCCTTTACCTCCTGCTCCATTGTCGACTGGTTGCCCTTTAGCGCAAAAATATAGTCCGCTTCCTTTTCCTTGACCTTTGCGGCAATTGTTTTTTGACAGCTCATGGCATCTGCTGTCACAATATCGCCTTTAATATCCAGTATATCCAACAGTTTCGGCACCTGTGTGATCTCATTCGTTTTCTCTCCGACCTGAAGTTCTCCCAATGTGATCCCACGTTCTCCAACCCATGCGCTTATCACATGGTAAGCCTTGTGCTCGCTGTTACCGCTTCCGCAGATTGTTTTTCCATCCACCGACACCAGACGGCCCCCCGACTTTCGCTCTGTTTCCAGCCAGTTGTTCAGCCATTTTGACAGTTCTTGCGGGTCTACACGTTCGAATACGCGCCGAAATGTATCGCTATCTGGTATTCCGTGCGGCAATTCCAGAAATTGCGTCAACCATTCTTTTCGCTCCAGTCCGAAAAGCTCCATGTCCTCAAAATCTTCCCCTTGGCATATCACTGAGCACAAGCCTATGATCAATATATCTTCCAGTTTATGCCGCAAATTTCCCCATGAGCGTCTTGGATCCGTTACAACTTTCACGCTTTCTTGCAGTTTTCTGATATCCATTTTTACCACCACCTACTATTAGTATAGCATGGGTGTCAATCTCTTGGCAAAAAAGTAAATGCTGTTGCCCTGCCTTCCGTTCCTGCGGCGCGGGTACAAAATCGAGATGGCAGCAGGAAACCTGCTCGGACAGTTTTACGTGATCGGGGTATCGCATAATGCAGCAGCAAAGCAAATGACCATGACATTGATGCGAAAGGAGTAGCGCATGAAAGAAGCGGCCAGAAAACCGGAAATGATGGTGTAAACCGGCTCGCCGGAGTGCTCCAGGGGCGGATGCACGATATGAGCCAACTGCCGGATATTCTGGATTATGGCGTGATACAAGGGGATATGAGTATCCTGCTGAATAAGTTCCCCGTGCCGATTCCGCAAACCGATTATACAGTTTGCCGCCAGCTGACGATCGGGCCGGTGAATGCATATCTGACCAAAACGGCAGTTGACGGCAGCCATTCCCATCCCACTGCAAGCCCGCCCGGGACGCATGAACACGTCACACTGATACCGGAGAAAATGCGGCATATCCAGCCGGGGGATCGTGTTCTGGTGGCATGGGTGGATGATGAGCCTTGTGTGATCGATCTTGTGCTTCCGGCAACTGAGGTGTAATCAATGGCATATCAATTATTCCCGACTTTTGAAGTTCCTGCGGCATTGGCCGAGGATATCCTGACAGAAAATCAATATCCTCCCGCGCCGCTTTGGGACGTAGAAAAGGGCGATTTTGTGACAAATGGGGCACGGCAGACGCTGTACGGCAGCGGATATGATGCCTGGGTGTTGTGGTGTACCAAGGCGATCCTGACGCAGCGCTGGGCGCACGATGGCTACAGCGCAAATGAAGGTATCGAAGCCGAACAGGCATTCAAAGAGCCGGATCGTAAAGCCATAGAAAGTGCACTTGAACGCACGATCACAGAAGCGCTGCTTGCCGATCCGCTGGGGCGCACAGTACAGGTGCGGGATTTTGAATTCAGGTGGGAGGCAGACAGCCTTTGGATCACATGCGCTGTGGTTGGCGCGGACGGAGATACTGCGAGCATCCGGGCCAGACTGAACAACTGACAGAAAGGAACAGCTGATAATGGCAGATCAATACAACTATCCGTACACGCCTCCGGCGTTTTTGCAGGGACAGAGTGCGGACGAGATCCACAGCCGGATGCTGGAGCAGTTACCGGTGGATATTGACAAGAGTGAGGCGAGTATTTCGTGGGATTTTACGCTGCCTGCCGCATTGGAAAAAGCGGAGTTTACGGAATTTGCGCTCAATGAAACGATTAAGCTGATTTTCCCGCAGTGGTCATATGACGAGTGGCTGGATCTGCACGGCGAAAAGGTGAATGTTTTGCGGCGGGCTGCAAACTGTGCAAGCGGTGTGCTGGAGGTGACTGGCACAGCTGGGACGGTACTCCCAAAAGGGTATCAGTTTGCGACTCCGGCCAGCCTGACGGCGAGTATACTTTTTGAAACGGTGGAAGAAACCACGTTGGAAGGGGAACCGGGCAGCAGCGGACAGGTTACGTGTGAAATTGCGGTGCAGGCAGTGGAGGGCGGACTGGTTGGCAACGTCCCGGAGGACACGGTCAAACTGATGGTAAAGCCAATCAGCGGCATTGCCTACGTGACGAATCCGAAGCCTATGACGGGCGGCGCAGAGGCGGAATCGGATGCAGATTATCTGATACGCATTTTAGATGCCATGCGCAATGGTTCATCCATGACAGGCTGCAATGCGGATTATATCCGCTGGGGCAAGGAAGTCCCGGGCGTAGGGCAAATCCTTGTAGACCCGGAATGGCCCGATCCGGAGCTGCCGGAAAAGTGGCATTTTAAGGACGTGCTTGGAAACGATCATTGTTCCGGCGCGGTGCGGCTGATCGTCATTGACAGCAATGGTTTTCCAGCAAATCAGCAGATTCTTGATGCGGTTTATTCACATATCACCGGTAATGATGAACGGGATATCAAACGGCTTATGCCCATCGGCGCGAAGCTGACGGTGATTGCCCCGACAGCGTTCACCGTTGATATTTCTGCCGCTGTGGTTTTGGAGGGCGGCGCGGAAATTGATGAGGTAATGAAACGGTTCCGGCGCAGTCTCGACCTTTATTGGTTGGAAGTCGGACAGGAAGCAACCGAAAATTATGCAGCTCATGTCGGTTATATCCGCTGGGTACAGGTCGGTGCAGTTCTCGCAAAAACGGCGGGCATAAAGGATTATACGGGGCTTTTAATTAACGGTAATGCAGTCAATATCCCAATGACATATGTGCAGTATCCGGTGACCGGAGAGGTGACATTGCGTGTCAAAACCTGAACTTAATATCATTCACAGCCCTGAAGCGGAAACCTTCCTGCGGATGGTAACAAAGGGATTTTATGACCGTTCCTATATCGGCCTCTGGCTGTTTGAGGTCATGGGGCGCGAATGGGACGAAATGCGGTCATGGTCGGAAAATCTGAAATCAGAAATCTTTGTGCAGACCTGTACATGGAGCATCGGCATTTGGGAATGGGTATACGGCTTTGAACCGGACGAAACCATGACGCTGGAGGAACGGCGGCAGCGGATTTTGAACCGTGTGCGCGGTGTCCGGCCAATCAATCCGGAAGCGATCCGGCGCGGCGTGCAGGCGCTGGCAGGGACGGAAACCGAAGTGCATGATTTCATAGGACCGTACCGGTTTGAAGTGGTTCTGCATCCAAAGCCTGCGCCGCTGCCCTTTGAAAAAATACTGAAATACATTCGTGAGGTCAAGCCCTCCCATTTGTCGTATGATTTTCGGGTGTCTTTTCCAGAGATTGTATCAACGCTGTACGTCGGCGGTGCAGTCGGTACCCTCACCGAATTCGGAACCCCGGAACAGCCCAATACCTACGATTTCCGGCAGTCCCTGCATATTGGAGGTACAGCCGGGATGCACACGCAAACGAGCGTCTCGGAAGCACCGTATAGACCGGATTTTGCAAGTACGCTTCATGTCGG